CCGGCACCCAGCGGGGGAAGATCGTAGGCGGTGGTAGCCAACCCCACAGCGGAACGGGCAGTAGTGCCATCAGTGATCGGGGTGAACGGCGACTTGTACATGACGGTCACTGTTTGACCGGGCCACGCCCCACTGTAAAGAATCAAAGCGAGCCCACTGGCAAACGAACCGGTGTCACGGTTACGACGCAGCCGCCACGACGACACCTGCGGTTCAGCAGCCTCACTCCCAATGTCGGCATACGTCACCGAATAGATCGAATCAATCTCGGCGGAAGTCAACCCCGCCAAGTTGTAGCCGTCCACCCCAGCGTTGTAGGTGAAGCTCGTGGTTTTCATTTGGAACAACCCCTGCCCTGGGGCAGACAAATCAGCGAGGTCGTCGTTGAGGGAAGAAATGATGCGATGAGCTGGAAACTTGGGGGAGACACGAACAATGTCATCAGTTTCATGAGCCTCTGGTGCTGATCCCCCATATCCACGCAGTACATCAATAGTTGTCGAAGTAACTTGAAGGACATACATCAACTCGGCGTTCACTTCAATGACAACGCCTTTGACAATAGAAGATGCATAGCCTTGAACGATTATTTGTGAAGCCCCTACTCCCACATTTCCAGTAAGTACATCCAGTTCCTCGACGTAGCCCGACAGGAGCATGTCCCTTGTCGAATCAATCCATACTTGTGCTGTCATCAGTTACTCCCGAGGACAATGTTGAGGGCCGCCTCTTTACGTTTCCGTCCGCCTTTAGAAAGAACCTGGCCCGCTGTGATTTCGTGCGACGTGCCCGCATGTTTCTCCAAATGGGAAGACCCGTTAATAGCACGGGGCTGCAAACCCTCAGAGCGGAGTCGCTTATATGCGGCCATGTCTGCGTCTTTGTTTTTTTCATTACGTTTCGTTGCCCCTAAATCAATGTCGCTTCGCGAAGGAGTAGCTGATGGAGCGAACTGGATGTTGCCAAAGTATTTGCGGACAACACCTTCACAACCCTCACAACTCTCGTTGTGGGTTTCATCCATACCATGATGGACGTCGAGAGTGAGTCCACAGTCAAGGCAACGGTAAGTGTAAACAGGCATCAGACTCCGGCTCCGACATCAATCGAGTATCCGTCGGCAATTAGTAACGCTATTTCTGTGGACGTAAAATCCGTTGGGGACGCATGTCCCCCATATATCCATCTTGTCACAGTGCTCCAATCGGAGGGGGGGAACGTCTGAATGGAAGTGTTGTTGATAATTATCAGGTTCGTTCCCTTTCTCTCCATTGCGTAATGCCGTCGCAACCCATACGCCAAACGGGTCGCTTCCTCAGGTACCCCTACTGGAGGAAGCGTCATCGTGTACGGCATTTCGAGGAGGGTGTACACGGGTTCTTCGCCCATTGTGGTGGTGCAAGTAATGGTGCCTGGGAGGACATGCCATTCCCGTGTCGGATCTGGGACAGCGCCGGTGCCACTGATGCTGTTGGCAATGACCTCGACTTCAGGGGTAGACGCAGGTAACGCTGCGACCCCAGCAATCGTGGCCGGGGTCATTAACGCCCCAGTGATGACCGTTGGGGCAGGTACAGCACATATGACAGCTATGCCCGCATCGACATGAATGTAGTTAGCGTCAATATCGACAGCCGGGACAGCCGCCACCGCAGCAATCGTTGAAACAGATACCGTGATCGGTATTCCACCGGTAGCTGTGATCGAAGTGGTAACAGCGACCGCAGCCGGGGTAGCAACAACCAGGTAGGTGTTGCCTGTTATGAGTCCTTGACGATAGTCGAAACTGTTTCGGTACGCTTGCCCAGACTGGCGGTACTCGAACTCGAAATCGGTGGGGATGGTTGCTGTGGCCGCAATGGTGGCAGGGGTAATAGTCGTAGGCGTCGCATACGCCACGCCCGATGCCCTATATACAACTCCTGATTGACGATATTGCGTTGCCACAACCCATCTCCCTAACCGCTAAGTGATGCCGATTCGGAGTCCCCTACCCGCGTAGCAGCTACAGCTTTGGCGATACAAATAAGGGCAGCGACCCCCGCAATTTGTAGGGAGTCACCCCAGTCAGGTCCGGGGACAGCCATAGCTGCAGCCCAGGCTTGAGCGAACGTGGATACTCCACGTTCTAAAGAGTCTTTAATAAAACGCTGGTTGAACAATGTCGTTCCTTTTAAGTTGAAGGCGAGCCCACGTTTGGGGACCGCATATTCCATCGGCGCGAAGGGAGTTGGCCCTTTGCCACGCCATTAATTTAGCTTTCGTGTTTCGTCCAAAAATACCATCCGCTGATGCACCTATGCGTTCCTGCATAAACTTTACAGCAACCGAACGTGACCCTTTCCGAAGTGTCCCAGGGAACGGCACCATGCCGTCGTCAGGTTCTTTCGGTAAAACCATTGTGGGGACAGACGTAATCATGCGGCGGCTAATCATTACCCGCAGCTCAGGCATCGAAAACAAGGGATCGACTTTCCTAGAAGTCCATTCCTTGTGACCTATCACGGTGGAGTCGGGGTTCCATTTATGTCCGTCGCACAGAAAAGCACACAGATCAATCAATGCGTCCATCTGAGCCTCGGGCACATCTTCACCCAAACCATCGTTAATAATTGACACCCCAATGAAGCGGGAGTTGGCGCTGATCTTTCCTGGTGCGGCTGCGTTGCCTGCCACGGGAAGATGTTTCTGCATTCGAGTCAGCACGGACTGTAAGCCTCGACCTGCGTGGTTGGCTTTGATGTTGCCAGCCGTGAGTTTCATAATCGTGCCGTCACGTTTAATCAAATAGTTGTATAAAGGTCCGGGCACCTTGTTGACTCCTCGAACACACATTGCGACCACGTTGTCGGGGTCGGCGTTGCGGTTGGAGGCGGTGTGGTGTACGACTATGCCGAATGGTTTTAGTGGCCGACCGGTAGTGATTTTGCCGGGGGCATCGACAATATTCATTAGCTTTCGGAGGTTTCGAGCCAGGTCGTGTTGTCTTCGTCCCAGATGTAGAACTTGCCGTCGTCAGGCCACGGTGTGGGTGGTTCCCAGTCGGTGTGCTCACCGATGACTTTGACCCATGAGGGCCACGGGGACGGTGTGATGAAAATGTCCGCTTCGGGGTCGTAGGTGTAACCGGTGCCTGCGTATTGCCTGCGGATGTTGTCGTTGTAGGAGGTCTGAACCCAGGTGCCGCCAAGAAGGTTTTGGCAGAAGGTGATGCCTATGGCTTCGACCTCGTTGCCGTCTTCGTCAGCGGTGTCTTCGTTGCCGACGACAATGACCCTGAGGACGATGTTGTTTTCGTCTAGTTCTGCGAAGTGAGCCACGGTTCCTCCTTAGGCTGCGTATAGGTAGCGGACGATGAACACACCAGAGCCACCACTCCCGCCGGTACGCCAAGCGCCACCAGTGGCGTCGCCAGCGCCACCGCCGCCGCCTTTGTTAACAGTCCCAGCACCGCCGTTCCCTGAATTATCTTTACCGGAACCTAAGCCGCCGCCACCGTCGCCACCTGCTCCGCCGTACATGTTGTTCGCTGCCCAGCCTGCACCGCCACCGCCGCCTGCGTATTCATTGCCAGAACTGGCAGGCCATTCTCCGCCATCGCCACCAGCGCCAGCGGTACTGCCTGAGTGAATCTGTCCGGCTTGGGTGGCACCGCCACCGCCTGCTGACATATAACTCGTGAGATTGTCTTTGCCTCCGATGTAGCCCTCGACAGGTGTGTAACCGCCCTCATTTCCTGCCCCCGGATTGTTCGTCCCCGCCCACGCATGTTGTTTTCCAACTCCGCCGCCGCTGCCACCAGAGCCTCCGTTGTCGTAATAGAGGCCCGCGTTGTAGGCAGCATTGCCGCAGCCACCACCGGTCGCCGTGTAGGAAATGCCAGACGAGTCGGTGCCGTCGGTGCCGTGGGTATAGCCATTATTACCCGCCCCACCGCCGCCAATAACGATCGAGTAACTAGCGACCGAGACACTGGCTGAGTTGTTGTAACGGAAGCCACCAGCACCGCCACCGCCCGACTGTTGTTCGGTAGGTTGAAAGTAGTTAGCGCCCCCACCTCCGCCGCCGCCCCCAGCGACAACTAGGAACTCAGCGGCCCCCGATTGTGAGCCAAGGCTTGTGACTTCGAAGGTGCCCGATGCGGTGAAAGTGTGCGTGCGGTAACCGCCAGCGTCAACAATCGTGCCACCGGTTGCCTCGATTGGCGCTTCACCAGCCTGACCCGCTACTGCACCTAAGAGTCCAAACGACATCAGCCGATGTTTCCGAAGATCGTCCAAGTATCAGCAGCAATTTTTACTGCTGCAATCGTGGTATAGCGATCAGCACAAGTGAGATCACCACCCTTAGAATTAACAGTTGCACCAGTACCAGCCGCAAAAGTGAGCGTCCCAGCACCATTACGTTCAAAAATGATATTGGTACCAGTGGGGAAAGCAATCACTGAATCTTGGGGCAACGTAACAGTCATCCCAGACCCATGAGTACAAAGAATGTAGGCACTCGCATCAGTCAACCCCGGTGCTCGGGTTGTTCCCGAATCGGTAATGACATTCAGATAGGTCGTTGTCGTACCCGTAACAGTGAGAGCGTCCGTTATCTCAACGTCGCCATCTGCAACCTCTAAAGCATTCTGCC